TTTCTTCTACAACAGGAGTTTCTTTTACTTCTTCTTTAACAGGAGTTTCTTTTATTTCTTCTACAACTTCAACAACTGGTGTTTCTTCTTTAACTTCTTGTTTTTCAGTTAAATCAACTTTTGTTATTTCTTCTTTGACTTCTGGTTTTTTAGTTAAATCAACTTTTATAGTCTCATTAACATTTGAAAACTTTTTAGGTTTTCTTTTAACTTTAATTTTTTCTACGGTATTATCTACCTTTGGCTCTTCAGCCTTGTTTTCTTTTTTTGCCATAATATAATATAATAATAATTAATAATTCTTATTGAGGGTCAAAAGCACCTAGCCTCATACCACCACCAAGCACATCGTTACCAGAAGACTCAAAGCCTTTTGCTTTTTGTGCCTGGTTTTTTACTTGTTGTGTTTTAACTTGGTTTTGACCTTTTAATGTTTCTTTTGAAAGATCTTTTTCTTCCTTATCATAGTAACCAAATGCTTTTGAATTACCGAAGAAAAAACCCGAATGATCTTTTTCAAGTTCATCGTTTTTAATTGCCTTGATAATTTTATCTAAATCATCTTCAGATAATTCTATCTTCTGACACTCATCAACACCATCTGCAAAAGTATTGATAATATAACCATGCAAATCTGCATGCTTTCGCCAATATCCAAGATCAATAGTCATTGATTCAATCTCGCTAAGTGTTTTTCCGAGCCTGTCAGCGAGTGCAAACTGTGCAAATAAATCAGACTCGGCTGCTATTTTCCCTCTGCTTGATCTGGTGTCATTGCACCAAGAATCTTACCAGCAACATCAGCAACAACACCGACATCTGCACGATTCATCAAAGTTTGTTTATCTGCTAATGAAAAAATCTTTTCTCCATCAGCATCTAAAGCCTTTGTAATAATTGCATAAACCATCACTTCAAGATCGCTGTCGTTAGCCATTTTATATAGCTTCTTGCTTTCCTGAAGTGTTAAAGGTTTTGAATATATGACTAATGGTTCGCCTTCTGTTCCCCATTCTGCTACTTCAAAAGAAATAATTTCTTGTGCATCAAAATGAGCAACTACATTATCTATTGCACCCATCTATTAGTAAGTACCTATAGTCAATGCACCAGTTCCTTGAAAGCCAATTGTCATTTCAACTAAGCCATCGTGAGCAGCAGTTCTTGTTACTTCTGTAACAATAGCTGATCCAGACAATTTGAATGCTCCGCTTCCTGTTCCTTCAGGTGCTAGATTCAAAGTGAATGAAGAACCTATAGTTAAAGAAACTTGACCTGAAGTATCAG